AGAGGAACTCGGAGAAGCTGATAAGCTCGGAGACTTGCTGATAGAAGAAGAGGGGGATGGAGAGAGCGAAGCTGAGAGCGAAGCTGAGAGCGAAGCTGAGAGCGAAGCTGATGAGGATGGAGATTCTGAGAGCGAAGCTGAGACACTCGGAGACAAGGAAGGAGATAGCGAAGCCGAAAGACTCGGAGAAGCACTCCCTGAGTAAGAGGGTGAGAGTGAAGCTGATAAGCTCGGAGAAGCGGATGGAGATGGACTGAGTGAGGAAGAGAGACTTGGAGAAACACTTGCAGATAGACTCGCTGATACTGAGGGTGATCGACTTTCGGATAATGATGGAGAAAGACTCGCAGATAAGGAAGGTGTAGCACTAACTGAGAGTGAAGCGGATGACGAGACTGCTGATCCATTGATTAGTGACCAGACTGCTGTGTCGGCATCACCGGTATTAACATAAACATTCATTCCATCGTCATCTAATAGATAGAAGACTGATCCCTGTTTGAATCCTTCATATCCGGAAGGAAGGTAGTAACCTTCGGCTTCTAGAATAGGATCTGAGGATAGGGTTGGGGAGTTGGGTTCTTGGGCGGTTGAGATGTGGGTTGTGTAATAACGAAGTACACGATTATATTGATATGGTGCAATAGCAGTTAAGAAGGAAGCTTCTGCTGTGGTCCTTTTACCTGAGTCAATCGCTAATATACGATCAATCTTGTTTTGTATTGATTGTGAAAGTTGTGATTTTAACTCAAATGTTGCCATATGTTTATTCTTCCGTTATCCTCCTGTCTCGATCCGAAGAAGGAGACAGGAGGTTTCAATTGCTACTAATTTTTAAGCAAAGGTTGCAAACAACTCGGCGGCGAAGTGTCGGCGAGAGTCAGCTACTTTAGCTCCATAAACAAAGAGGTCTTTGTAAGCTTTACCGAAGTTCGCTGTGAGATCTTCGATACCTACTTCCAAGAGCTTCTCTGCGAAGGTACACCAGTTGGGGTGACCTGCAAGAATGTGATAGCCATCGGTGTTGTCACCGGTTAGGCGGTTACTCTTGAATACCTTGAACCCTTGAAGCATTGTGATAAATCCTTTCTTCACAAGTTCTTGATAGGCTTCTGGTACATGAAGAGCGACTCCTGAAGATTGGACCAATGTGGTCTCAAATTCGGGAGGAACGATCAACCAACGATCACTGTCTGGAACTGCGGATAGTCCGTAGCTCTCAGCGAGATCAAGCTTCTGTTTAAGAAGAGCCACTTTATTCAAAAGATTTGAAGTGGTGATCTCAATAGCAGTTGAAGCTCCGATTGTATAGGTTGACGATCCGGAGATTGCTCCACCTGTGTAGGCGGAATCAATATCGTCTTTGTCATCTTCAATCGTGATGGATGTTGCACTCGTATAGGTTTTAATTCTATACCAGGTGTCGTGACCATCAGCTTTGAATCCAAGTCCTTCCATCGCTTCGGTGAAGGTAGTACCCGATCCAGTTACTACACCTGTGGTGGCGGCAACTGCTACAGTACCGGTAGTATAGTCGGTTCCGACTCTGTTTCCGGCCCACACATCACCATAAAGACCAAGGACATATTCATCCATGTTCTTATTGCGTTCATCGGCTTTTTGGGCCATGACTGTGGAATTTGGACTCTTAATATATGAAAGCCATTTACTGAGGGTTTTCTCTCTCCAATAGAATGACTTGTACTGATCAATGATCAGCTGAGTGTTATTCTCAGTGATGTCATCTACTGTGAGGTTTGCACCTGAGTAGGTTTTCTCTGAAATGCGGTCGAAGTTGAGTATATTCAACTTTGAACCGACATCGTTAATAGCACCTTCGTAATCGCGGTTAACAATTACATCGGTGAGACTGCGCTCGTACATTTCCAACAGAAGTTTCTGTGAAAATCCTTCAGCGACTTTTGTGGCGTAAGCTGCCATATGGTCCCCTTTCGGTAACTTAATAATTACTTTACCATTCCCGAATGGGGTTAGGAAGCTTAGTTCTAACTATATATAACAGTTCTATCCTAAGTCAAGCACTCTATTCTAAGATTGTAGGATCTATCTTGTGGGCCTTTAGTAACCTAACATATTCGTTGTAGTTACTCTTACGAAGTTGTCCTGCCTGTTCTGCCGATAGTTTGTCACTTTTTGGTTTGTCTCTCTTGACTCCCGCTGATCCTTCAGGAAACATCCTTCCCTTGGAAGTACCGCGATCGAGTCCATCTTTCTCTACATCATATAGAAAAGCTTTGACTAGATCATCAGGATCCACCCCCCTTCTAGTTGGCTTGGTTGCGAAGAGTTTGAACTCATCGAGTCTACCTTCTAGTTCTGGATTGTTGATTAGGATCTCGGGGTTATCGGCATACTTGTCGATCTCACCTTGCCACAACTCTAGATCTTTGAACTTCTCACTTACCTTAGTAACTGCATCCAGTCTGCGAGTGTTGGTGAAGTTATCCCTAGCCATCCTCTTACTAAAGTCATCAAGATCGTCAAAATCAGGGAACTCTTTCCTCATCTCATCATCAGTAGGAGCAGGGAGTGCTGAAGCTTCTGCTATAGCATCCTGGACCTGCTTGTTTCGTTGATAGAGGATCTGAGCTTCGCGAGTGGAAGCGTTTAACTTTTTCTTGAGGGTTTCTTCATCGAGGGCTTTCTTTTTAACAGTTTCTCTCTCTTGATCAGAGTCATCTCGATCATCTTTAGCAGGTACATCGAGTTCTTTATCTGGATTAGACTCATCTTCCTCACTGTCTTCTCGATCTTCTTCCTCTCCCTCCTCATTAACAGGAGCGTTAGGGCTATCCTCAAACTCTGCTTCTTTTCCTTCAAGTTCTTTGAGAGCTTGTTGAGCGTTAGCTTCAAGTTCTTCTTTAGTTGGTTTGACATGGTTCTCCTCCATTTTTTTCTTTGGCATACCGGTCCTCCTAAAAGGGTTAGGTTAATAATTATTTGTTTTTTGTTTTAATAGCTCCTAGTTGATTCTCTATAGCTTGTCTTGCTCTCTCCGGGGATGTCAGAAGGGATTCGAGTAACATATAGTTATTGAGTCTAGCTTTGAGAAAGATGTCTTGTTTTGAGTTGTTTGAGGTAGTAACGATCTTCTTCTCTACTGCATCACGCATCGAAGCTACATATTCTCTAACCTTGGGAATGTTGAGTTGGTTCTGAGTGAGTGAGTCTTCCCATTGTCTGAGAGTCTCTTTCTCTTCTTCTAGTAATTGGTCGTACTTGAGGTTAAATCGTTCTAGTATTTGATCTATCATCTTGACATAGCATTAGGCGCTGTCATCTGTCTTGGACCTTGAGGTCCTGGTTGACCTTGGGGCTGAACAGGGTTTGGCATAGGGCCGTTCTGCATACCTCCTTGATTGGTTAATAATTCTTCTCTCTTAGTTGCTTCTAACTCCATGACTGCGTTAATCTCTTCGGGAGTTAAGGCTCCGGAGTATTCTAGTAGTTTTCTCTGATATACATCCATGAGCTTAGTATTGCCTGGTATGAGGGTAACAGTTGCGTTTAACTTTTGCAAGATGTCAGAGTCTTGGCTGTCTTTCTCATCCTGGCTCCAAATCCTTGTTTGATAACCCGCTTCACTCATCCAGTCGCTATATTGAATCTCCCTCTCAAAGATGTCTTCGGTGTTTCTACCCTTCTTATAGACTTTAACGGCATCAAGTTTAGGACCATTCGCTTCTACAAGTTTCAAGAATAATTCTCCTCTGTCTTTCCAGGCTTGGGTGTAGAACTTACTCATTCCCTTGATTCTTTCCTTTGCCTCACCGAGCGCTAGCTGTACTTCACCTAGAGTAACTTGTCTTTCAGTTTGTGCGCCCTGTTGAGTTGCAGTAGCGCCGGTGGCCTTCTCCATAGTATTGATGAGGAATTGCATCTCATCCATACTCTCTGACAAGTCGGGGATCTCTATCTTTTGTAATACTTCAGAAGGTTTACCTGGGACCGGATACCATCCCCAGGGTTGAGGATTGAAGGTGCTAGGCATAAACTCTTCGCTCTTAGTTGAATCGTAGTAGTGCATCCCAAAGTTGCGTAGGGTTCTGTTCTCAACGAGTTGTGAGAACCATGAGTTAAGGATCTTGTTGGGAGTACGAACCATATCAGCGAGTCCATCAGACCAGAAGTCTTGTCTCTCAATATCATCGGCCCATGTAACATAGGGGAAATGCGTCTTGAACCAGTGGTCCTTAGTCTTACCCATTACTTCTTCGAGGGGTTTGCTCATTAGGATTACTTGGTTGTCTGCTTCTACCTTGAGATATAGCTCTTCTTCTCCATCTTTTTCTGAATCATAGACGAAGTGCAGTGTTAGTTCTACGATCGTCTCACCAAGGGTCGGATCTGAGACATCCACAACTCCCATAGCTTCCATTTTCTTATCCTTCTCTCGCGACATCTGTTCATTATTAGCAACCTTGATTAGACCATCATTCGTCATGTAGAATGCTTCGAGGTCCTTGATTGCCTTTTGATCATAGTCTTTGTTGAGTTTTAATTCTGACATGGGTACATAGATGTGAGTGTGAATGAGGAAGCGTGAGGTGTGTAGATCGGTAGGATCTGTATATCGTGAGACGAGAATATCTTGGGGGTCTTGAACAGTCATCTTCACCTTGCCATCGACTACTTGCCATTGATCGAAGGACCGGCCATATAAGAATACTTGCTTCTTATCCACAATGTCTTGGAGTTCCATCCTATTATCTAGTGCCGTAACCTTCCAGTATTCGTTCTGGAATACCTCTTTCTGCTTATCATTATCTAGGTTCTCGAAGTAGATAACAGGCATATCATCCACATCTTTGAGGAGTGTACGAATTGTCTGCTTCATTATAGGGAGGTTGACTGACTGTCTTTGAGTCAATCTATTGAATCTTACCTTATCGCGATATAGGGTGTAATTCTCAAACCAATCTGGTTCCCGGCGTGATCGATAGTTGAAACCATCTTCTTTGTTATTGAGTAATGAAACCAACTCAGGACTAAGAGCATCTAGTATTTCTTCCATATTCTCCTATTTTTGCACATAAAATTATCTTAACGCAAGTCATCCAGGCATCTCTTCCCAGAATGGTTTAACCCCACCAAAGTCAGTAGGTGCTACCCATTTGGCACT